CAATACGCTTTAACGGAAGCTCGTCAGAACGGGGCAGAGAAGGACGAAGACTACCCAGACTTTGTTTTATATAACCTCCCCGTAATAGGAATGGATGCCACGGGTGTAGTCGATGCTGCCATTGTCTACAAACAAATTATTAAAGCTCTAAAGATGTTTGACCACCTCGATGATAAAGTAAATGTAGCAATGATTGGTTGTAATTCTATTCACAATCTTTGTGCAAAGATTCGGAAAGAGTACGGGGGAATATTGCTCGACATGGTAGAAACAGTTTGCGGGTCTGTGGGCAAAAAATACAAGTGCGTCGGGGTTTTGTGTTCCCAGTCTTCTAAAGTATCCGGTATTTACACCGTCGAACTTGAGAAAAACTTTGTTCGTGGAATATATACCAACGAGACGGAACAAGAGGAACTTAACACGGCCATTGAGAATGTAATTGCTGGCAAAAGCCACGAAAATGATGGACTTGCTATTGACAATGTTATAAAAAGAATGAAACGAGCTGGAGCTGAAGCGGTCATTGTAGGTTGTACTGAACTCCCACTTGCCGTTTACCCCGATAGTAATATAATTCCATTAGTAGATGCTGGGCTTGAAACGATAAGAAAGGCACTTTCTATACTATGAAAAAATATATTTTTATTACCCGCGATTTCTACGTTTTGCCCATTGCCGAAAGACTCACAGAAGAGGGCAACGAGGTGGTGGTTGGTATGGTAGAAAAAGAGTACGACTCTGGGGTTAATAAAGAAAAAACCGACGCTCGCCTTTCTCTGTACGACGGGATGCTTGACAAAAAAACCGACGCCGAGGTGCTGTCTTGGATGAAAAGGCTACCCAATAAAGACGAGTGGTTCTTTATGTGCGACTTCGGAGACTTGTGGCAATTTTCTGAAAAAGCCCTTGAAATGGGTTTTAAAAACGGTATTTTCCCCACTAAAGATGGGTATAAATTTGAGCAAGACAGAGAATTTGGCAAGGAGTTTGCGAAGAAAAACTTTCCCGAATTAAAGGTAGCCGAGGTACACGAGTTCAACAAAATTGATGAAGCTATTACTTTTATGGGTGAGCAAAAAGATAAGGTTTTTGTTCTTAAAAGTGATGGAAGCCTTGCTGAAACGGTAGTGCCGACCACCGACGACCCAGAACTCGGTGGGAAACAGATTGTTGGGGCATTAAAAACAGAACAGAAGGCCTACGAACGCGGTGGCTTTACCTTAGAGGAAAAGATTAAAAACCCGATAGAACTTACTCCAGTGATGGTCTTCTGGAACGGTGAACCGCTTTTTAGCCTTGTCGAATTAGAAAACAAGCCGGTAGGCGCTGGAAATGTCGGTCGCCTTTCGGGGGGAGCGCAAAACCTTTCAATACAAACCTATCTCGAATCACAGATGAACGAAATAAGTTTCCCACCTATTATCTACGAAATGGCAAAAAAACAACCCGGCATATCGGTTTTCGATGCTGGGCTTTTGTACGATGGTGAGGACTTTTATTTCACTGAGTTTTGTGCCCAAAGGTGGGGGTTTGACGGATTGTACTCAGAAATAGCCATGTCTAAAAGCGTTTCAGACCATTTTGATTTAATCTCTCAGGGTAAAAGCCCGATTATACATCCGTTCGGTGCGGCGGTAAGAATGTTCCAAACAGAGCCAAGCTCTAAAAAACTGAGTAATTTTGCGGATGGGTACGAAATAGCTTGGAAAGACAATATTAAAGAACAACTTTTTCTATATTGTGTCAAGAAAGAAAACGGTAAAGACGGGGAAGATGATCGGGTGGTGAGTGTTGGATATAATAAAGACCTTGGGGTGGGAACCGGGGCTGGAGACACGCCGGAGGAAGCGGTAAAACAAGCATACAAAACACTCTCGGGGGTAGCTATGACGGGGATGTTGTATCGCCCGAAATTTGATTTTATGTCAAAAGACTACTTCACGTCAATAATGAACCGATACGAATTTTTAAAGGATGCGGGGTTGATATGAAAATACACTGGTTAAACGGTAGAAATCCCAAATTCGTCACAGTCGGATACTGGCATTGGACTAAGCCGGACAACAAAGGCATGTTGTTGGTAGAGGTCAGCAAACTACCCGATTGGAGATTTAATATAGCCGTTCTCGGACACGAGTTAATTGAAGTCTTCTACTGTTGGCTATTTAAGATCACAACCGAAAGGTGCGACCGGTTCGACGAATCATACGAAAAAAAGTACGAGAGCGGAGAAGTATCACCAGAATTTGAACCCGGATGCGACCCGCAGTGCCCTTATCATTGGGGACACATGGCGGGGATAGTGTGGGAGAGGCTGTTTATTCATGGAACCCTTGCTTCATGGAACAAGTACAATGACGAGTGCAACAAGATAATGGGGATAACATTATGACCGAACCTAAAAGAATTGACCTACCAGAAGGCTGGCAGACCGAGATTTTAAATCTCTACAGAAATGGTGCCAATGATGCTGAAATTAAAGGGTGGATAGCAGAGAAAAGAGGTCACTGTTCAAACACCTTCTGGACATCTGCTTTTGAACTTAATGACGAGTTTAACGAAATCGTAAGAAGGGGAAGGCAACTTTCAGAAGCTTGGTGGCTCAGAATTGCCCGAGAGAACGTGGGGAATAATAAGTTCAACACTCCTCTGTGGATTAGGAACATGATGCACCGTCACGGTTGGAAAGATATACCGAAAACGTGGGAAAAGAATCCCAAGAAGGAAATAGATTTATCGAAACTCACAGACGCCGAATTAGAGGCGTACAGGGAACTGAGTAAAAAGGCGCATGTCGAACCCGAGCACAACGGAAATTGACGCAGAATTAGCAAGGCGTCATCACAAAGACTTCATCAAATACCTGTGGCAAAACAGGTCTAAACCGTTTATTGACGGAATCCATATAGACAAAATATGTGGTGTCATAGACGAGTCGCTACAAGACTTCTCCAATGGAATTTCTACTTATTTAGCACTGAAGGTTCCATACAGACATAGTAAATCGACCATAGCAAGCGAGTATTTGCCGTGCAACTTTATTGGTAAACACCCCGACTTAGAGGTAATGGTGGTCGGATATGCTGCTGGTTTAGTCAGGACGTTTTCGAGACACTCCAAAAAGGTGATGCTCGATGAGAAATATTATGACCTATACCCAGATGTTAAGTTGTCCGAGGACGAGCAGTCTATGGATGAATGGGGAATAGATGGCAAGGTCGGCAAAGTGCATTGGATTGGCCTTGATGGAACCATTACTGGAAAAGGAGGCTCTTGCTTTCCTGCTGGAACAATGGTATATGCATTGGTAGGGGCGGTAGATATAGCTGACCTTCACAGAATGACCACTAAGCCCCTTGTTTTGTCGTTCAACCACAAAACAAACACTCTTGAATGGAAGAAGATTATCGCTTCCAACGAAAGGATGTCCAATGAGCTTGTTAGAATCACCACGGTTGGGGAAAGAATTGTCACCGCAACAACAGATCACCCCTTCTTTACCGAAGAAAACGGGTATGTATTGGCGGGTTCTCTCAAGGTCGGACAAAAAATCAGATGTGGGGCATTATACTCCGTGCCCCGTGTGCGGGAAAATGAAATCGAGAAAAAAGCACAAGATTCATTACTCGCGGAAGATACCGTTTCCGTGGTTGAGCGAATTAGCACAAAAGAGAACCCAGTGTACGACATCCAAGTGGAAGGAAATCATAACTTCTTTGCAAACGAAATACTCGTACACAACTGTGTGATTGTAGATGACTTTTTTAAGGGTCGGGAAGAGGCTGAATCTGTTATAATTAGAGACAAGGTCTGGGACGCAATTGCTAACAACGTCATCACCCGTTTGGCCGAGCCTTCACTAATGATAATCTTAGCAACCCCGTGGCATGTAGACGACCCGTTTGGACGGATTCAGGAAAAGATGAAGGTTGATGTCGATTTCCCCGCTTTCAGAGAAATTAAATTTCCAGCTAAAGATATAAGCTATCACACTGGATATTTGTGGCCGGAGAGATTTTCAGAGACGTGGTATAAAGCCCAGTTCGCGTCAAAGACTCCCTACGAGGTATCTTCAATTCTTCAGTGCGACCCGGTGGTAGCGGGAGGGAATCTTCTCAAAACTGATAAAGTAACTTATTACACCGAGAGTCCTACAGATATTCAGTACAGTCGAGGCTGGGATTTAGCCTCTACACAGGTTAATCGTTTAAGCCAGAACCCTGACTACACCGTGGGGATTAGATTAGGTGTCAGGTGGACTAAAAGTCAGGTTGAGGGTGAGTCGATTCCTGAGTTATACGTTGATGACATGATTAGAGGCCGCTGGGAGGCTTCACAGCGCAAGAAAATAATAAGGGATACTGCGATGGGGGATGGGTGTATTCCGGTCGCTGTAGAGGGCTATGGAGCGTATAAAGACGCCTATACGGAGTTGGTACAGACCTTGCATGGTTTGAGGACGGTCAAAAAGAGTCAATTACCTGGGGATAAGGTCACTAAGGCCAGACCTTTAGAGGTCGCTTTCTTGGCTGGGAATGTGCATTTAAAGAAAGCTCCGTGGAATGATGACTTTTTGTACGAAGTTGGACTCTTCCCGGGAGGTAAACATGATGACGTTGAAGATTCGATGTGTGTAGCCCTCGATTGTCACAATCCTTTCGTTCAAAACGTCTGGCCGTCTTTCGGGTCTGGTAGAATTGCAGACTTCAAGTTGGACTTTGTAGATATGGCCAGAAGGAATTTACATCACTACGGTTCTTTCAATCTAAGACATGATATGGCGCTCTATTTTCTCTCCTGTGTCTGGGATGCTGAGAATGAGAAATTATTTGTTTACGATAACTACAGATTCGAGTTCATAAATAACGAGGAGATTGTAAGTAGGGTCATGGGAATGATGAAAATGGCCACTACGGGGTGTGAGATCGAGAAGATGGTTGGAAATAGTCTAATGTTCCCTGAAAATTTCATGGCGAATAGCGTTTCAAGACAGTTAAATAAACTCTTTAAGACTAAGATCGAGAAGAACCCGCCCCATATTCAGGAGTCGATACATTATGACCCATACGGGTCAATTCAGAGAGTAGACGATCTGTTTAAAAGCGGGAATATCTTGGTCAATAGGAACTGTGAGGACGCTATAAGGCAGTTCTCCTCTTGGTCTGTTGAAAGGGGTAAACCGTCAGAAGAAGACTGCGGGTTCTGTGAAGCTCTTTGTCTTTTAATCTCCGAAATGAGCCGTAAGAAGATTATCCCAGAAAAGCCCAAAATCAGGGACTATCACCGGACGAAACAAATAGTTGAAAATAAGTTTGCATTGTCACCTTAAATTTGTTATATTAGGGGTGTGGTATGAACTTCATCATATCTAAGAAAACTCGATCTACGGGTATGCCAAGTGCCCACGGTTGTGAACACAAGGGGTCGTTTAAGACCTATCAGGAAAACACTCCGTTTCAGGAGAAACAACACATTGAAAAATACGTTCGCACGATCAAACCTTGGGCTGATGAGTCTAAGCGAGCAGCCGACGAAAGGTTCTACAGGGGCTTTAACCAGATAGACTGGACAAAATGAAAGTAGTCCACAACAGCCAACACTGGCAGATCAAGTCAATGGACATGACGAGTATTCCTCGATTGTTCATGCTCCAACTACCGGATAAGGATTTAAACATCGGACACGCGCTCTGTTTCCACGACGGAGAAGGTAAGGCTATTCTCTGGCACATCTGGATAGACCCGTTATATAGACGTAAGGGATATGCCAGTCATTTAATCAAGGAAATTCAAGCGCACTTTAAAGAGATAGCTACGGACTCTACTTCGTCCCAAGGGTTAGCTTTATGCCTTAAATCGGGACTGAAAAAAAGAGATACATCATACTTAAACCTGTTTTGGAAGAAGGAGGCACCAAATGAGCCCAGTCACGATCACGAAAAAGGACGGTTACCAAGTGTCAACGCCGAACCAAGTCCATGCGAAACACACGACGAAGAAAAAGGCGAAAAAACAGGCCAATCTACTTCGGGCAATCGAACATAAC